CATGACTCGAGACACAAATCTTCCTGGCCTCACAAAGAGCCTTATTCCGAGCAAACCAAGCAAAAGGAGAATCATTCTCAACTCCTGCAAGGCGAATTCGTGCTTCAGCGTCTAGATCAAGCATCCATTTCGAGACGCTAAAATCCCAGCCGCTTACATCGCTGGAAATCGGGTTCTTCATGCCCTTGAAAACACGTGAGAATATGTTGTCAGCCGCCTCGTCACTGTCTAGGTCAAGCCCGGGGACTGATGGACAATCTTCAGCGTTTCGTATTTCCTCCTTGTTCTGAGGTGTTGTCATATACTGATTAGCAATAGACTGTACGAACGATTGGTTGAATATCAGTCGGGCCCTTCCTTCTGCCAGTTTTGAGATCGGATGCAACTCATTCTTGATGAAGACCCTGATGGGGCAAGCATATCCTTCAACCACCAATTCTTTGGCGGTTTTCTTTGCTAGAACATCAGGGGGGGTGGTACTAAGAAGATAAAGGCGCGACAAGGCGGCTCTGACAAGGTCATCACCCAGGTTGTCCCGGGCGGGTCCCTTATTTCTTCCGCGTGGTGCGCATGGCAATCCAGCCCCAGAGTCCCCCACGGACTCCGCTATAATCTTCTTGACACGAGACACGGAGAACCATACATCTCCTTGTCTTTCCGTCCCCACCGGGGGTGGGAGACGTGGGTAGCGTGCCAATACCCAATCCAACGCAGCTTCTTTTGCCAAACTATCCGGTTCCGTGCTGCGAAGGCGCCGAGCTGACTGTACCAAAGCACTTGTCAACTCAGTCTTTCCTCCGAGAGCCGGATAGGCCGATCCCCTTAGGATCGGGTGGGCGTGGCAGGCTTGCTCGAACTCTTCCGAGCACTCCTTCGCCGGTTTTTCTTCTTGGCCGAGAGCGAACGCGCGTCCCCATCCTTTGACTCCTGAACCGAGATCTTCGGGGGTTTCGCGCCAGCTGGGTCGGGCGAGGTGGAGGAGGCTGTAGAAGGGATACTGGGCGGCTCCTCCGTCGCCCTCCCTCCTTTTCCCTCAAGCTCCTTGTTTAGGGTTTCCGTCAGATGCTGGATTTTCTCGACAGCGTCGTACGCCTCACCTCCAAGCTCGGAAGCTTTCTCCGTAACCTCCACCCAGGCCTCAGCTTTCTTCTCTTTCGTAACTATGACCGGGGGCGGAACCTTAGGAAGCTCCTCGCGCGCCTTGCGCAGACTGAGGAGCTTCTCTTGGGCAAGCTTGATCTGGCGATCAGCCTCCTTCTCGTCCTCAAGCAGCTTCTGGCGCTGCTCTTCGTAGAGTTTCCGAGACTTTTCAGCCTGCTCCAGCTCCGCCTTCTGAATAACCTTCAGCATCGCCTCGCCTTCAGTTTTCTCCGCAACCATTTGGGCCAGCGCATCCTGCTTCTTAGCAAGAAGGACGAGCATTT